TGGAAGCCTTCATCGCCGGCGGCATGACCGAGGAATGCGCGAAGCAGGCCATCACCCTGATCGCCCAGCGCAAGATCCCCGCCATTTCCATTTCGTACTGAGGTTCCCATGAGCCAAGCAGCCATTACCGAAAGGCAAAAAGACGTCCAGCGGGTTGAGACGCCATCCGGTGTGGCGCCGGCCACTGAGTCGGCGATGATGATCCAGATGATTCAGCGCGCAGCCGCTGACCCGACCGTAGACGTGGACAAGATGGAGCGCTTGATGCAGATGCATGAGCGGTTCGTGGATCGGCAGGCGTCAGCGGCATTCAACGCAGCAATGGTACGGGCGCAGCGCCGAATCAAGCCGGTTGCGAAGAAGGCATTCAACGCTCAGACCAACAGCACCTATGCAAAGCTCGAGGATATCGACCAGCAGATCAGCCCCGAGTATACCGACGAAGGTTTTTCGCTGTCCTTCGGCACCGATGATTCGCCTCTTGCTGGTCACGTCCGCATCGTCTGTGACGTGATGCATGAGCAGGGCCACACGAAGCGCTACATGATGGATTTGCCGCTGGACGCCGCCGGCATTGCTGGCAAAACAAACAAAACCGGCGTGCATGCCCACGGCTCTACCCATAGCTACGGACGTCGGTACTTGACCATGGATATTTTCAACGTGGTCACGGTGAATGAAGACAACGACGGAAACGCACCGCCGCCTCCCGAGCCAGTCATCACGGCCAACCAGGCCGCCCAGCTCGACGCCATGCTGAAGAAGTGCAGCCAGGTGCTGCAAGACACCTTCAAGGCGAAGTATGGGTGCGCAGCGAATGTCTTCAAATCCGAATTCGACGCAGTGTCAGCACGGATCAGTAAGGCTGCAAGCCGGCCTCAGGAGTGAATCATGCAAATCATCACTGATATAGCGCAGGGAACCCCTGAGTGGCTGGCACTGCGCCTGGGTATCGTTACTTGCTCCGAACTGGACTGCCTGCTGGTGAACGGAAAAGGAGAAGCCGGCTTCGGTGCTGGCGCCTTCACCTACATGAATACGCTGATCGGAGAACGAATCACCGGTGAGCTTGCCGACCCATTCACTGGCAACCGCCACACTGAACGGGGCCATGAGCTGGAAGGGGTCGCCCGCGGCCTGTACTGCGACAGCGAAGAGGTCGAGACGACAGAGGTCGGGATCATCCTCAATCATGGCATCGGGTATTCGCCTGACGCCTTGGTCGGCGACAACGGGCTGACCGAAATCAAAACTAAGCTGCCGAAGCTGCAGGTTGACGTGATCCTGGGCGGAGAGATCCCGAAGGAACATGTTGCGCAGTGCCAAGGCGGCCTGTGGGTGTCGGAGCGCGAGTGGATTGACTTCATCTGCTACTGGCCTGGCATGCCTTTGTTCGTCAAGCGTGCCTACCGCGATGAAGCCTTGATCCGCAAGCTCACAGAACGCGTGAAGACCTTTTACGAAATCCTCGACGAGCGTATGAACAAGGTATTGGGGATAGCAGCATGATCAGCAACAACCTCAGCCTGGTCGAGCACCATCGACCACAGGCAGACGCAATTTCCGAGAAGATTGCCCAGTTCCTGGCGGCCGGCGGCCGGATCGCCGAATTGCAAAGCCCGCCGCGTAACCCCATACCACCGCCGCGCTCCACTCGGATAGACCCTGAAACGGTCCTCAAGCGAAAGCCTCGGCGGCTGACCCTGACCGAGCGCCGGGCGCTTCGCAAGATGGCGGACTCGCTATGAAGTCGAAAAGAAAGCCCAACAACGGTTTCGCCCGGGCTGAACGAAGCTGCCGGGCACTGCTCAGAACCAACCATGTCGCCGTCGTCAACATCGACCCAAGCGGCTCTCAGATCATGGCGAACTGGAAGAGTTGTCGGTAGATCCGAAGCTCGGCGATCGCCAATGCCATCTTCGACTTCTCCTACCGCTGGACGATCTACATCGGCGCCATGTGTCGAGACGAGCGCGGCGCCGAGTACATCAAGTCGGTGGAGATCTCGCCCGAGGGCATTTACAAGGTCGAGCGCCTGACGGATGCCATTGAGCATTACTATCTGGAGCTGCGCGAAAGCTGCAACCCCAACCACCTAGTGGCGTCTGGTTGGATCGCCATCCCGGCGGAGTAATCGCTCGAAGAGGCGCAGGCCGCGAAGCTGTTCTACGCCGCCGGGGTCTGGCATCAGGTAAAGGTGTCGGCGTGAGACGCTTTCGCACCCAGCAACGCAAACGACAGCCCCGGTTGGCACTGCCGGCCAGCGGAATTAAAGGAGAAGGCCATGACCGAAACACAGCAGCCGACGACGGAAGCGCTCAAGCAGCGCCGAAAGCGCGAGAAGGCAGCGGCGAAAGCCGCGGCGCTGGGTATCGAGAAGTTCACGGTTGAGGTCGCCGGCGTGTTCAAGCCGGATCTGAAACGGGTCATGAAAGCCCACGGCATCGACAACCAGCAGGACATTCACCAGCGGCTTCTGACGAACCTGATCGGCGCCGACTACGAGACGCAGGCAAGGATGCTGCGGAATGTCACGACACCTTATGAAATTCCAGAAAAGGTGTCCCGGGCATTTTACGAGAAGAGCATTGCCGAAATAGCGGCCGACCCCGGCGACGAGATCATCAAGCCGGGTAGTTACCGATAAAATCATTCAGTCTCGAAAACCGCGTAACCTTACTGGGCCTTTGTGCTGATTGATAACTTTGGCTAACTCTTGAATCTTTTTCTTACGATCGCTGTATACCTCCTCAACGAGCAGATTCATAACCTCAAAAGCATCTTGAGCATCGGCGTGAGTAATCAAAGACTTTGAGTGACTACCATCATTTCCAAGCCAACGTATTGCGTCCAGTAATGTACGCTCCGTCGAGTCTTCAGGTAACAACTTGATCCGGTTCCCGAAACTGATAAATTCGCCAGCAGCGGGCTCAGGGACACCCAACGATGTGAGGATATCCTCAGCGGCGATTCGCAGCGTATTACAAGATGCTGTCGGGTGCGCATAAAAAAGCGCCGAAGCAGCGTCGATATTTTCCTTTACTTCTTTCGGAGTCGCTGCAGGAAAATCGATAAACCTTAGTGAAGGAAAGAAATATTTAGGTCGATATTTCGCTACCCAGTATCGCGACCAGTTTTCGTGCTCATCAACGTCATATTCTTCATCCAGGTAACCGTCCCCGCTTACAAGTACGGTTTCCTGACAGCGACCGCACTCCAAGATTAGGCTGAAGACATACTCATCGTACTCAGGCTCCCATGCATCAGTACCGCTATTTCTCTTAGTGACGCCATTGTTTTCAGAAACAAAGGTTTTCACTGATAGGTGCGACAGACCACATGATGGGCACGGATAACTGGGCACCTCCTCCTGTGTAAACTCTTTAACAAACACCTCTGCCTTCAAAGCCTTCTCCTTGATCCGGCTCCATGCCGGTCACCCGCAATACCCCATCCTCAACCAGATAGGTACAAAGTGGGGTCTGATTAAGCAATTAATAGCCGCAGCCGCTCATTGGAACAGATTGCTATGACTGCTAAGCAGGAGAGATATCCATAGTCGCTAGATACCACTTCCCTTGACGAATCGTGTCGTGCGCCTCTGCAAGCGAAACGTTACTGAGAAGTCTTTCCTTGATATCGCTCAGAACCGCATCATCTACCTCGTCCAGAACGATGTGAAGGGTCGTTTCATCAAGACGGGATGGCTTAACCGACGATGGGCGCTCAGCCACAATCAACTTATGGAACTCGGTACGGCCTGGGTCGTTAATCGCGCCCTTCTGGACGAAAACATCAAAAATCCAAGCCAAGCTAGCGTTTTCAATCTGGTTCACTGTGAGTTTCATTGTCGCTCCTTGATCCGGCCCCGTGCCGGCCACCGAGTAATACCCCAACCCAAACCAAATTGCCACCACCGGTCACAGAGGGCGGCGCCTAACTGGAAATCAGTTGCTAGGGAACTTGGGCTTCCAGAATCCAGACTGGAGGGCTTTGTCGCATTTCGACCAGTATTCCAATAATGCCGCACGGGCCTCATCTACCGATTCGAAAGCACCTACCGGTTCAGCGACCCCCTTTATACCGTCGTCGACCTGACACGATAACTCTCCACCTGGTATCGCCCGAACAACGCGCCCGCGGGTGACATTGCCGCTATTTATAAAGCCGGATGCTTCAAGTTCAAGCACAACCTCAACAACTTTGACCATCAGAGTTCTCCTTGGCCTGGCCCCATGCCGGGCCATCAACCAATAGCCCACAAACTCGAATCACGCCAACCGGCGAGGCAGTAGCTTGAGAGGATTATTGCCGAGCGATCAACTTGAACGGTATGTCGCCATAAGCCCAAATCATTGTGCCGGCTATGACCAGGCAGAAGAGCGCCAGATCAGACCTGTTGAACTTGGGAATAAATTTTTGGCGATGCTCATTCAATCCGTGCCAGCCGAAGCCTGCTGGTGTAATCGAAAGCCTCGCTCGAACAAGTACGGCCTCGGCGAGCAGGGCGAAAACCGTAGTGACTGCGCCGCTTCGACTGAACCATCCACCCAGATCCAAATCTGGCAAGTCAGGATACGGGGCGACTAGCGAGAGAATCGGGCCGAGTACCGCCAAAGTTATGAGAGTCCACGCGACGTTTACGCTGCGCTGTAAATCCTGATCCGTTGGTTCTTTAAACGACATCCCTCAAGCCTCCGTTTTAAAGCCGAATATACCGGCAAGGATCCCCTATGTCCGCACAACAGAAGAAACACCCCTTCGATTTCAAAACGCAATACGGACTCGGCTTCAACCCTCAGGATGATGAGATCGTGGTCGACTTTTTCTGCGGTGGTGGCGGCGCCGGTACCGGCCTGGAAATAGGCCTTGGCCGAGCGGTGACCGTAGCAAAGAACCACAGCCCCGCGGCCATCAGCATGCACACTGTGAATCACCCAAGCGCGGTGCACTACACCACGGACGTGTTCGACGGTGACCCGGACACAGAGTGTGGCGGCAAGGCCGTTGGGTGGTTCCACATGTCGCCAGATTGCACTCACCACAGCCAGGCCGCCGGCGGCCAGCCGCGCAAGCGCGAGATCCGCAACCTCTCATGGATTGGCCTGAAATGGGCAGGCATGAAGCGGCCCCGGGTGATCAGCCTTGAGAACGTAAAGCAGATCCTTCAATGGGGCCGGCTGATTGCCAAGCGAGACAAGGCTACGGGCCGAGTTGTGAAGCTCGGCGGCGAGGTGGCGGCATCGGGCGAGGTTGTACCCGTGGGCCAGCAGTTCCTGGTGCCAGATCCGAAGCACCGCGGCCGGACCTGGCGCCGCTTCGTACAGTTGCTTGAAGGCATGGGCTATGCGGTGGAGTGGCGAGTCATCAAGGCCTGCGACTTCGGCGCGCCCACAAGCCGCGAGCGGCTGTTCATGATCGCCCGCTGCGACGGTCAACCGATCGTGTGGCCGGAGCCCACCCACGCGAAGAACCCGGCCAAAGGCCAGCAGAAATGGAAGACCGCCGCCGACTGCATCGACTTCAGCGACTTGGGCAAAAGTATCTTCGGTCGCAAGAAGGACCTAGCCCCGGCCACGCTGCGCCGCGTTGCAAAGGGTATGAAGAAATTTGTCATCGACAACCCGTCGCCGTTCATTGTGCCGATCGCCAACTGGTCAGGGGAAACGGTGCAGTCGGCCGGCGAGCCACTGCGCACCATCACCTCATACCCGAAAGGCGGCGCGTTCAGCGTGGTCAGCCCGGTCATTGCCCCGGCCACGCATCAGGGCAGCGTGCGGGTCAACGATCCCCTGGAGCCACTTCCTACGGTGACCTGCGCCAATCGTGGCGAGCTGACGCTGATCAGCCCGACCTTGATTCAGTCCGGGTACGGCGAACGCCCTGGCCAAGAGCCGCGGGTGCCAGGCTTGGATCAACCGCTGGGCACGGTAGTCGCCGGCGGCGTAAAGCACGCTCTTGCAGCTGCACACCTTGTGAAGTTCAGGTTCAACGATGCGGGCAAGGCGCTCGACGAACCGCTACCCACCATCACTAGCGGCGGCAACTATCAGCGCCCGGCCGGCGCCGCTCACGCTATGGGCATCTCAACGGTGTTCATGGCGCAGATAAACGGAGGCTTCAACACCACCGACGCCAAGAGCATCGACGAACCGATGACGACGGTGACCAACACCGGCAGCCAGCAGCAGCTGGTGACGGCGAACCTGGTGCACTTGCGCGGAAACTGCGATGCCCGCGACGTGGAGGACCCGCTGCGGACCATCAGCGCCGGCGGCGAACACCACGGTCTGGTCAGTGCGTTCATGGAACGGGCTTTCGGCGCCAGCGTGGGCCAGGGCCTGGATGAGCCAGCGCCAACTATCACGGCCGGTGGTGGCGGGAAAAGCTCGTTGGTCTCCCTCAAGCTTTCGCCGGAGCACGAAGCCGGTGCCCTGCGGGTTGCCGCGTTCCTTATCAGCTACTACGGAACCGAGAACATCAGCGCCTGCGATGCGCCGGCGCCGACCATCACCACCAAGGACCGCCTGGCGATGGTCACCGTCATGGTCAAGGGCACGCCCTATGTGATCGTCGATATCTGCCTGCGAATGCTCAAGCCGTCCGAGCTGTACAAGGCCCAGGGATTCCCCGCCGATTACGTGATCAGCCACGGCGCCGACGGCAAGCCGTTCACCAAGACCCAGCAGGTGCACATGTGCGGCAACAGTGTCAGCCCGCCGCCGATGGCAGCACTGGCACGGGCCAACGATCCTTGGCGCGTTACAGAACAACGAGCCGAAGCAGCCTAAAGCTTTTGAAGACCTAACGCCTTGCCTTCATCGATCAAGGGTATCTGCCCAGTACCCAAGAATGAGTTCAACCATTCACGTGATCGCTGAATATCGAATATCAGGCGTTTGTTTTCGATTGCCTTGGTGGCCGTTCCGCTGATCTTGTACTCGCCACACTCTGGGCATGCGAGCTGCTTGTAATCGCCGGAAGGCGTCACCTCGTTAGCTTTTGACTTGCAAATGAAGCATTCCATGGACCACCTCCATTGGCTGATCGCTGAACTGTAGCTGATCCCTCATCACCCTCCAGCGCCCGGGCATGCCAAGGCTATAGGATACAGATCAGCTAACAGAAGATTTCAAAAGCCAGCAGCGTCGATAATTCCATGCAAGCTTTTTCGATTCATCAGTCACAGGCGGATGAAAAAAACTACCACGCCCTTCAACTAATATAGCAGCTGCAGACAACGCGTTAATAAGATTGATTAGCCGAAGGAAGTTTGCTGCTGATGCGTAGCCTTCGAACAATCCATGCGAAATTCCATGCCTATTTAGAAGGGTTTCACGAGTATATAAAGACGTATGTTGATAGAGAGCAGTTTCGATGAATACAACAACATTACCGAGCATTTGAATACGCTCATGAAATCTCTCAAAAAAAGTTACATTCATCTGTTCTGGGTACCAACCATAGCCGTCTAGAGCGCTATCAACTTCTTGCTGCTTCAGTTTCTTGAAAACCCTGAGTAGGGAGCGAGCATCCACTTTTTCGCCAACTGATAGGCCAATATCGTTACCCATCGTCCTAATTATGCCTTCTACACACGGAATTATGCCGGTGATCGCCACTCCATGAAGCCCTAAAAAATATGCTTTTATTGACTCACTTATTTGATCGGCATATTTACTCATCGTCCTTTTCTTACGATATACACCTTCAACAAGCGCTGCCAACGACTCACAATCAAACATTCCGATCAATCCAGCATCTGCGATCTTAAGCTTCTCCTCCATCGTGGGAGCGTGGTGAACTGCTAATGCTAGTTTGCTCAGCATACCCATTTGATAATAAGGCGGAACAACGATGTCTACCGAAAGAAAATCATCTCGCATTCCGATCAGCCCTGAATGCGTTATCGGAACATTCAAGTGTTTCGGAAAGAAAGCTATAACATCTGGCGTACTGACTCTATATCCCTCGACTTTATGAAAAACGTCTATGGAGGCTTCCTCAACTCGCCAACCATATGCTGCCTGTTTTTCAAGGCATTCTTGGACAGAACGCAAACCTCGCTTTAAAGCCTGCGTTCTGAAACACAGTCGATAAGCCGCAGCAATATCCATGTTGCCCCCTAATAGATTGTCAGCGTTTCAGCCGACGAAGCGTCAGCTAAACAGCAGAAAATGTCATTAAAAATCTAGAAGCGCCATTAACTCTTACCCCTCCAAAGTCAGCTGCTATGGCGGCAAGGACGAGCTCGCCCATGGAAAAGAAAAAACTCGGCCCGGACCATTACCGCTATGTCGACGAAATGGACCCACAAGGCTTGGAAGTCATCTGCAAAAAGTACCTGGTTATCGGTGAAACCGAGCGGTGCTGGTACATCGTGGAGGAATTCCACAACAGCCTCTTCGGCGGCCCGCATCGTGAGTCGATGCTGAAGCAGTACCGGAAGCGCGTACTGAAGGACGGCGGCGAGCACGGCCGGCGATTTACCTACACCGACAAGGCTCTGGCGCTGCGCTCGTACAAAGCCCGCAAGTCCTGGCAACTGCGCCATGCCCAATTGTCGATCGAGCGCGCCCAGGCCGCCATTGCGTATTTCGGCGACGCCAAGACCGAAAGCACCGTGCCCGCCGACCGCCTGGTAATTCCGTGCGAATACATCCAATCCATGAACTGGAGCGAGTGCTGATGTCCATCTCACCACAACCGAAAGAACGGCCGATCCTGTTCTCAGCGCCGATGGTGCGCGCCATTCTTGATGGCAGGAAGACGGTCACGCGACGGCCGGTGAAAGGTGGGCAGATCCCCGTCGAGGACACCCGTACGCCGCCGGTTGGGAGCCTCCGCTGGAGTGCGATCGGCCAGCGAGATCCGCGCTACGGATTCTGCGTATTTGGAGTGACCGAAGCGGAGTGCGCCAAGGAACTGGAAGAGTTCGCGAAATGCCCTTACGGCAAGCCTGGCGACCGGCTGTGGGTGCGCGAAGCGTGGGTAGCTGACGCTCAACTTGATTCGGTCGCGCCTCGCGAACTGAGCCAGGGCGAGCCGATCCGCTACCCGGCGGATGAAGCCGTCAGGCAGACCGGTTGCGTGATGATCTCGCCAGGAAAAACCAGACCATCAATCCACATGCCGCGCTGGGTGAGCCGCATCCTGCTGGAGATCACCGAAGTGCGCGTCGAACGGCTGCAGGACATCAGCGATGCCCAGGCGCTGGCCGAAGGAATCGTCGGTGTCGATTTTCGACCCGATGACGGCTGGCCGATCTGCACTGGCTACATGGTCGGCCCCGACGATGGGAAATCGCCACTCGAAACGACTGCTGCCAAGGCATTCGCCGGACTTTGGTCCTCGATCAACGGCGCCGACAGTTGGGCCGCCAACCCCTGGGTCTGGGTCGTCGAATTCAAGAGGGTTCAGCCATGATCCCCAAAGCCCTGGCCCTCAGCGCAATCCTGTGGGGCCTTCTCATCCTATCTGCTGCATTGGTGATGTCATGAGCGAACTTGTTGAAGTACAAACGGCCGAGCTGACCGGCCAGGCTCTGGACTGGGCGACTGGCGTTGCTGATGGCCTGGATATCGTTGTGATGGCCAACTTCAAGAAGCCGGGGCATCGCGTGCTTCTGGCTACACCGTTCACCATCGAGCGCCCAGGCCACCCGGAGTTTCATGACAAGAGCTACAGGAACTGGATGCCATCCACCGACTGGAGCCAGGGCGGCCCACTGATCCAGAAACACGATGTCAACTTACATAGCCCACAGCACTGCGATGATTGCTGGGCAGCGTGGGTAACCATTCGCGGCAAAGACTTTGCACAAGGCGGCTATCAGCCACTGGTCGCCGCCTGCCGTGCCATTGTCGCCGCAAAACTGGGCGAAGTGGTCAGCGTGCCAAAGGAGCTGAAGCCATGATCCTCCCCCTGCTCTACATGGCCTGGCTGGTGTATCGAGGGCCCAGGCCATGAGGAAGGTAACTCGATTCGTAGATGACCCGGCAGCACGGTTTGGTTTCCGCTCGGTTCCGGCCACCTATGAGGAGGCCGAGAAAATTATCGGCTTCCGCCTGGATAGTCGCATCAACTACTCGATTTATCGTGAGGGAGAGTTTGAGCAAGACGCCTGGTGCACTCTCGATTGCTCTGATTGCAGTTGCGGTTGTGAAGGTGGCTGTAGCTGCGGACCTTCAGCGGGATGCAGCGAATGCGGCTACACCGGCAAGCGGCGGCATTACTTCAGCTTCCCGCCCTCCCCGCCAAAACGCAAGAACCCCTAACCCCAATCCCCCTACAGCCTGCCGGTGAACGGCGGGCGAGGTATCACTATGCGTGAGAAATCATCTATCCAGGATCTACGAGGCGCCGATCTGGCGCTGTGGGCGGCCCGCGCCCAAGGAATTGAAGAGAGGCGGCAAATCAAGCTTTACGCCTCTGGACCTTGCCTGTACCGGGACACTGGCCCGGGCGGCGAGCCATTTCCGTTTCGCCCCGACTCGCACCTCGGTGAGGCAGGGATCCTAATCCAGGAGATGACTGAGGCAGGAATACTGACCCTATTTGCCCATGGCGCGCAGTTCGAGGCGAAAGAGTTTGGGCATGTAGGGTTTTCCGGATCGCCTTCCGAGGCGCTGACCCGCTGCTACATCGCCTGGAAGCTCGGCATGGACTTCATGGCCACGCCGACTAACTGATCACCACCTTCTGCCGCCACGCGCGGCATGGAGCACCACAATGGCAAAAGTTCTGGCCCAGATTACGGTCAAGTTGCCGCGCCTCATGGAGGCGGGCGAATACAGGAAGCTACGGTACGCCGGCGGAAAGCCGAGCCTGCAGCAGTTGAAAAAATGGATCGAGGAAGGCGAAGTGGTAGGCGAGATCAAAGGCGGGATGTATTTCGTCGACGTGCAGGCAGCAGTCATGGGTTCGACTGACCCGCTGCTGGCACAAATGATGGAGGTAGGCTGATGGCTGCCCGGCCGCGCACGCTGAAAAATAGGAAGCTGCCGCCGAACCTCTACCCGAACGGGAAGTACTGGCGGTATCGGAACCCAATCACGGGCTTGATGACCAGCATCAATCGCCCACTGGAAGAGGCCATCAAGCTGGCTCGGGCTGCCAATCTCAAGCTGGCCGCGCTGGTCGTCGATGACGGCGCACTGCTCACCCTACTCACCGGCGACCGACTGCCGACAGTGGACAATCTGGTGCAGCGCTTCACGGATGAATGGTTGCTGGAAAAGGGCTACGCCCCCCGTACGCTGGAAGAGATCAAGTTCAAGCTTGAGCGGTACCGGCAGGATTTGGGCGACCGACTGATCGGGCAGATGGATGTGCTGGCCATGGCCGAATACCTCGACCAGTTCAGCAATAACGCCTACACGAAGCACAGAGGTCTGTGGGTGCAGATCTTCGCGTTCGCAGTTGCCAAGGGCCTGGCCGAGCGGAACAACGCTGAGCTGACACTGGTAAAGAAAGAGGCGGAAAAGAAACGCCAGCGCCACACCCTGGAAGGGCTGAGGTCCATCATAGACGCCGCCACGACACCACCCTGGCTGAAGCGCGCAATCCGCCTGGCGCTGACCAGCCTGCAGCGACGCGAGGATATCGTGACGTGGCTGAAATCAGCAGCCAACATGGAGGACAACACGCTCACCGTTTCGCCCGGAAAGACCCAGGGGTACGACAAACCGGTTCATCTCAAAATCAAGATGGGCGCAGCGCTTCGGGAGGTAGTCAGCGAGTGCCTGCGCTCTCCCCTGGCTTCGCCCTTTTTGATCCACTACAAGCCCAAGGCACGGCGGAGAGAGCAAATCGACGCTAAGGACCATTGGACGTCGGTAACGCCCGACTACCTGACCAAGGAGTTCAGCAAGGCCAGGGACGCGGCGCACGCCTACGACCATGTCCCAGTCGGAGAGCGACCCACTTTTCACGAGATTCGCGCTTTAGGCGCCTGGCTTTACGAGCAGCAGAATTTCCCGCAGGAATACATCCAGGCGCTTCTGGGACATGCGGACGAGAAGATGACCAAGCACTACCAGGAGGGGCATGGAGACAAGACGATCGAATACGTTGAGGTGGGCGCCGAACTGGCGCTGTGAGTGGGGTTTTTGCAAAAGTTTTGCAAAAGTTTTGCAAATCGCAGAAAGCAAAAAGGGATCACCGTTTCCGGTGACCCCTCTAGACCGCCCAGCAGAGCGGATTTTGTTTGGTAGGCGCGATTGGACTCGAACCAACGACCCCCACCATGTCAAGGTGGTGCTCTAACCAACTGAGCTACGTGCCTGCTGTGAGGCGGCATTCTACGGAATTCCAAAGGGGTGTCAATACCTTTTTTTCACCTAACCCTATGAATATGCAAAATATTTAATTTCACCAATACGACGAAGATTCAAGGGGTGGCTGGCGGCCGATTTTTATCTCGGGTAGGATCGCTGCATTCGTAAAAAATATAAAACAGAGGTTCCAGAATGGCGAACACACCGTATCCAGAGTCTTATTACGCCGCGTCGGCCAACCCGGTTCCTCCGCGCCCAGCTCTACAGGATGACGTCGAGACGGATGTTTGCGTGATCGGCGCTGGCTACACCGGCCTGTCCTCTGCGCTGTTTTTGCTGGAGAACGGTTTCAAGGTCA